TTGATTTGAACGGATACCCCTTTGCCCTTGCCCAATCTCCAAACTTGGCGTTTTGGGTGGGTTTCAACCCAACCATGTTGACGAATTTCTGCGTCTCCCGTTCTTTGGATTTGTCGGCGATGACTTTGGCTTTTTTCAAGGCATCCATGTTGACCGGGATCCCCCGGATGTTCATGGCGAGATCCATATGGAAAGAGTCAAGGACGGGTCCGGTCAGTTCAAACATTGGCAAGGCACGGTGGAGGGCCTTTTCGGCAACGACATCCTGACGGCAATACTCTACGAAGTTTTGGAAGTCTTCCGGGTCATCCTCCGGCAAAATCCGGGTCCGTGGGTCTTTCTTTGATGGTTTTCGGGGCACGGAAAATTTCTTGATCAAGTCTTTGCCCTCCTTGTCTTTCTGTTGCGGGAGTCCAAGAAACTCACAAGCTTGGCCCAGTTTGGCAGGGATTGCCGCCCGGCGACACATGGCGGCGGTGCATCGGTAGAGGGTCACATCCGGGTTCCAATCAAACCCAAACGTCTTTTTGCAAAGCTGTTGCAATATGGCAATTTCAAAAGAGACGTTGTGAGCGTACACCAACCAATGGTCCCTGAATGCCTGTTGCAGAAGATCCAAGGCTTTCAAACATTCGTCTGACCCGTCAACTGAGTTGACCACGTCCCATGTGTGGACTGGGGCATCTTCTTCATCCATTGAGGCGGCGAGGATCAAGACTTCAGTCGATGGGTGTTCAGCATATTTGAAACCCCCAACGTCACCAATCGGTGCTTCAGAGTAGACTTCAAAATCAATGTGGATGGTTTTACTCATTAATCATCCTCCCAAAGTTCAGACTGTTCCTCTGTTGGTGGTTCCTGGTGGCGTTCCCTGTTCCCTTTGCCGACATTGGCGGACGACTCCATCAATTGGATGTTGCCGACTTCATACCCTTTGAAGTTGTCAACCCGGTCAATATGGAAACTTCCGGGGGACCGTCCGACAAGTTGGAGATAGTTGGTTTGGTCACAGAATGCCCGGAACTCTTCAAAGGTCAGTTTGAATTCAATATTTCGTTTCTTGGCGGACAGTTTCAAAGCCCTGAAATAATACCGCCAAGGGTCTCGGATTGCTCTCATTCGGCCATGGCATGTATTACAATATTTTGCATGTTTTGGGGGGCTGTTGGTACATCCGTGGTATTTACAGATCTGCCCGGTGAAAAGATCTCCTTCAATTGGGGCGAAAAGATACCGCCACGGGAACGACGGTTCTTTTGCAGCCCCAGGAAATGGCATTGTCTGCCAATCGGGGTAAGGCTCAAATTTTATCTGGTCCATACCCCCGAAGCCCGACGCCGTATTTACGACGCCAGGCGGGTGTAACATGTCACGGATGACAATGAAAAGTTTTGGGGTTCTTAGCCCCAATCTTCTTCGTCGCCGTCCTCTTCTTCGTCAATTTCTTCTTCGTCGAATTCGTCGGCAGCATCGGCAACTTTACCAACGAAACGATCGCCGTGTCCTTTCCATTGGACACCAACGAGGGAGGCAGAAACGCCTTTACCGGACTTGGGGTTGTCGAACCCATAGACTTCTATCAACAGATTTACGTAGCAACCGGAATAGATCCGTTTGTCATTCTTCTGCATCTCGGTTTTCGTGTTGTCCAAGACTGTGACTTTACCACCTTCACATTGGTCTTCTCTGATGGAAGCATCAATGAGGAAGGTTTCGGCGTCGGTTCCGGGGCGATATTCTCCGGTTTTCTTGTCCACGAACTTCTTGCGGGTTCCTGAACCATCAGCCTTGTTGTATACCCAATTTGCATAGATGGCATCCAATTTGCCGAACTTGTTTTTGAAGACTTCATCACAGACCTTTTTCATGAAAGAATGTGGTTTGGTGATTTTCTTCGTCTTCCCGTCGGAGTCAGGGACTTCAACGGCGAGTTGCGTCCCCTCTTCACAGATCACAGTGCAGTTGAACTTTGGGTCTTTGGAGTCCCCAATCGTTTGCGCTGTAAACAGTTGGTTGAATGACAACCGAGCGTTTTTGACAATGACGAGACCAGTGATTTTTTTATCTGACATCTTGTGTATTTCTAGTTTCTAGTGGTTTTGAGTTTTGGGATTTCTACAAGTTCCCGTCTTGTTTTGTGGAATTCGTGGGCGGTCTGTTGTCAACAAGGGTTCCTTGCTTCATGGCGTCCATGATAATGGCAAGGTCTGCCATTGCACAATTGAGGTGGTGGGTTTTGATTTCGGGGTCTAGGTCGTCCTGATCTTTTTTGTCAATGGTTGCCAAGATGTGGCGTTGGGCTTTACCAAGATACCCCATGAGGTCGATCTGTCCCTCTCTCCAGTTCCACGGTTCCCTCTTCTTGATCGCGGTGGAGTTGTAAAGGACTTGCCCAATGCCCTCAATGGCAACAGGTGGGCAGTAGTGGACGGGGGTTTTGGTCTGGTCCTCTTTGTGGACTGGATGCTCTTCCCAAGACTGGGTTTGCCTCTGTTTGGTCTGCTCCAGTGTCTTCTTCGATGAGAGGCCGGGGAGGAGCATGAAGTCCCCTGAGTCTGTAATATCTTCAGGAGAGGCAACAACGCTAGTGCTCCAATAGAGGTTTATGACTTCTTTGGGGCATAGACAAAGGAATACTTGCTCATTTACTATCTTATATACTTTGATCTCTTGTTCATTCAGTGTTTTGTAGTAGACGGCATCTGCCGGGACCCGGAACTTGTTGCCTTCGATCGTTACGGTTTTGGTTTCCATTTGATTTCTTTGGTTCTTGATTCTTGGTTCTTGGTTGTTGATTATGCCCAATCCTCATCGTCGGATTCAGCCTCAAAGTGGTCTTCAGGTTGTTTGAACCCCAAGGCGGGTCTTGGGTCATCATCAAGGACAAGTTGCGGTTTTCCATCGGGGCGGTGGATCAACGGTTCGGTCTTTGATCCTTCCTTCGGTTCCATGAACCCGAATGCGATCTTAGCTTGGGTTGACAGTGGTTTGATGTCGGGATCTTTAGGGTCAAGATGTGGTTTCAATGCCGCAATGATCTGAGGGGCAGTTTTAAATTGGCGAGGCTTGCTGCGCTCTTCAGCATTGAGATAGTTCGACGCCATTTTTTCAGCTCTCTCTTCATCAACCCATGTCCGATTCCCTTGCTTCCCGGCAACAAGCTTGACGCCCCGGAGATCACCGCCTTTTTGAATCCGGTCGGTTTCGGCGTCCAGCACGTCATCAATGACCTTCTTCATTTCTTTTCCGTGCGCAACAATCCATTTGACTTGCTCAGGTGTCACAAACTTGGTCGGTTGGTTCTTTTTGGTCATGGTAATGGCGGTTTCTTCTGGTTCTTGTGTCAGGTCAAGTGGTTCGGGTTCTTCGTCAAATTCTTCAAATGGGTTGGCCTTTGGACCCATACCTTGAAAGGATGTCTTGCAACGATGCTTGCAGATTTTGCGGATGTCGCAGAACAGACACGCCTTGGGGGAGGGTTTGAAAACCGCCTCCATCGGGTCATTGGCGACATGGTAGGCGTCTTCAATCTCTTGGCAGAATTTGCGGAGATCTCCAAGGGTCAGAGACCACCAATCAACTGAGCCGTCAAATGTGTGATGTCTGGGTTGATAGATACCAAGGCGGACAGGCATTGTGTCGGGAAGTTTGTCTTTGCTATTTTCAATGTCCCGGATGGTTGAATATCCATAAATTGCGAGTTGCTTGTTTTCAAACGCATCCACTTTGACCCCCTGCCCATATTTGAAGTCAAGAATGTCAATTCCAAAGTTCGGATCTTCCGGGTTGGGGCGAACTGCCCGAAAATCGACGGTCCCAAAGTCTTCAGGTCGGTAGAAAAGAGGAACCTGGTGTTCATAAGAATGGGATGCCCCGACGATGTTGGGGTCTCTGAGGTTCCGAAGTTCGTTGGTTTCGGCAAGATACCCGGCAATGTGGTCTTTCATTGGTCGGGGAATGGTGTGAAGGCTCATTTGCTTCTTTGCAACTTTGTCAGCAAAGTCGTGTGCCTCTGTGCCTTCGTCGGCATATTCGGAGGATTCCTCCTCGGTAATGAGACCTTGGGATTTTGCAAGTTGGATCGCTTCAACGGAGGCGGAACAGGTCGTCCACTGTTCAGCGGAAGAAGGGGCAAAAATAGAGTGGGACATGGTGTTTGGTTGGTTATTTGCCCCCGCCGCCGGGCAATGACGACGGGGGCGGTTTTTGAGACTATGAGGATTCAGTTGGGCAATTTATTCGTATTTGCAACCCGCCGCCTTTTCAAGGTCGGCAACGATGGCCGGGATTTTGTCGGTGTGTTCTTCAAATGCCGCTTTGAGTCCAACGCCTTCGCCGACATGCCCATCCAAGATCTTGCGGATTAGTCCGCCTTTTAGCTCGGATTTCTGAACCGCCTTTTTTGCTAAGGCGTGGGTTTTTTCGTAGGTGTAATCCGGTTTTGCTTCTTCCGCTTCTTCCGCTTCTTCCGCTTCTTCGGAATCATCACAAGAGTCGTCGTCTGAGGTTTCTTCTTGGGCCGGGTCTGGGTCACTCGCCGCCGCTTCTGCTTCTTCAAGGGTCTTTTCCCATGTGGTCATCCTGGAACCTTTCTTTGGGTGTGGGACACCAAGTTCGTCAAGACGTGCGGCAATCTCTGCTTTCCGGTCCGCCGGATCGTCTGTTGGCGTGGATTCTGCAACCTTCTGGGTTGTAGCTTCCGTGTTGGTGTTGGCAGCGGCGGCGGATGGTTTGCCACGTGTGATGATTTGGGCTAAAAGGTCTTCCGACAGTTCAGCGGCGTCTACTTCAATTATGATTTTCATTGGTTATTGGTTGTTAGTTCTTGGTTTGGGTGAGGTTCAAGACCATTGGAGGTCTGAAAATTGTTGGGTTCTTTGGTCCAGACGTTGTTTCATTTTGACATCGACCCTTTGAAAGGCCCACTGATATTCAAATTTTGCATTCTTGTCTAAATGTGATGCCTTCTCGCAGACATCACTGACAACAACGATTTTGAACTGGTCTTGGGATTCGACGATCACAAAATCGCCAATCCTGAGATCAAGCCGGGTCTTGTAGGTGTATTCCTTTTGGGCGTTTGGAGAATGCCCGTTGGTGAAAGGCTCGAAGATGACCTTGATTGATTTAATGCTGGGGTCTTCTTTTGCTTCCTGGAAAGATAGATTCATTGGTTTGTGTAGATGGGTCCGCCATGGCGGGCTTCAAATTGAAGTCGGTTGGTTTGTTCGTTCTGACGGTCGGAGATAGAACGGTGCCTTTTGTAGTCCTCTGGGTTGAATCCGGTGGCACATCCGGCTGACAGGAACAGGGTCAGGGTTGCTAGGATCAAGAAGGGCATTTGCTTTGCGTTCAAGGTTCTTGTGATGGTGGATTGCAAGAATGTCTTGGGGTCTCATATTTGACCCCCACGAAGGAAAACATTTGTCTGTCCGACACGCTGATAATCTGAAAAACTCAGATCGTTTTTCAGCATATTGAATGCTTTCAACTGAACCTCTTTATTATTCAGAGTGTTTGGCCAAATGAGATTCCCGCAGGTAGTGAATGCTGGTTTGCCGTCGATCTCAATCTTTTCAATTTCTTGGTTTGTCATTTTAGTTTCTTGGGTTCTTGGGTTCTTGGGTTCTTGGGTTCTTGGGTTCTTGGGGTCTCATTTGAGACCCTTCTTGATCGCATCTTCATCAGTGTAAACTGTCAGGTCTTTAGTGATGAAGAAATCTCCGAAGACTGTTTCAATGGTCACACCATTGATTCTTGAATCTTGATCAAAAGTATTCTTGGCAATTTGTTTGGCTTGGTTGATGGATTGGATTTTCATTTTGTCTTGGTAGTCTTGGGTTCTTGGTTTTAAGGTTATGGAAATTAAGATGGCCAAATTTTTTGGAATGGTCAAGTTTTATTTCCAACTTTTTTCATTTTTATTTGTGGCATGTCACATCTGACAAATACAGGGACGGTTGATATTCGGGCCATTTTGTTGTCAAAAATCCTTTGTCTTCACGCCCAAGAGGAATCGTCGGTTTCCCCTTCTTCTGGGTCAATATATCCCGGCGGGTTGATGATCCAATATTCGTATCCTTGTCTCTTCTTTGGTAGTTTGTCCTGTCTCAAAGAGTAGGTTGCCCGTTTAATCTTCTGGTTCTCCAACCGTCGGAGTTGGGAAACCAGAGTTTGTGTCGATGGACAGACCTTTTGGAACCGGATTTGACTTGCCCTGGTCCCACATTGGGCGAGGATGTCATAGAGTTGGTTCGCCGTCCCAAACCAAGGCGCGGCAATTTGTTTGTAATTGTCTTCGTCTTCGTCAAACCCGGTCTTGTAAAAAAGCCGTTGTTTTGCCTCGTTGTCCATTTTGAACAAAACTTGAGTGTGGGGTTCGGTTTGTTCGAAGTCTATGACGAGATCCGGGTTTTTGAATGATTTGACAGGGTAGCGGTTCCAAGGGTGCTTGATGTCGTCGGCGATCTTGTGTTCATACAACAGGTAATAAAGGAAATGTGGGAGTTCTTTGCGGATGTTCCTTTCGACCTGTTCGAACCAATTCGGGTTTACTTGTTTGATGGCGGCGAATGGTCCATGCTCCATACTCCGGGCACGCAAGAGGATCAACTTGTCTTCGACGCCGTCTTCCAACGGGGGGATCGTGGCGAGTGTGGCGGGTTCGGTGTTCATCATCCGAATGAATCGCCACCAAGGGCGGACCGGAACTTTGTCTTGGAACATGCCCCGGAAGTCTGCCCCGCCACCTGCCCCGACGGTCAACTCTTTGATCTTTTCACCAAACGCCGCCCGGAATTGATAGTTGGTTTCAAGTTCCTTTGTGTCGTCCAAGAAAAGGAGTTCGGATTGAAACAGGTGGGCGTTGAACTCTGAAGAGGTCCGTTTGAATAGATCAATACAGGATGACGACCGACCCCCGAACATCGCCGGGAGGATGTGGACAAGCAAAAGGGATTTCCCGGCGTCTTTCTCCCCTGCAATGTGCATGAATTGGGCTTGGCTAAAACGTGCCGTCCGGCGTCCTTCGTTGTGAAAATCACGGACGCCGGACGACAACCAACCAAGAAAGATTTCAAGTTGGGGGTGGAACCAATCAAATTGACTTTTGAGTAATGCCCCAATGGTAACCCATTGGCCCTTTGCGGGTTTGATGCAATCAGGGGACTTCTGGACCACGTACCGAAACCCATTTTCTTCATAGTAACCAGCACGGCGACCACACAAGGCAGGAAGTACAGAATCAACCGATTTGTCCAATTGTAAGGAATTGACAACCGCATCGACTGGGGCAATCCGTTCGCCTTCCATCCGGTCAACCCGGAAGCCGATTTCGGCAAGGTGAGTTTTAACGGATGTCCGGTCAAGGGCAACCCACGCCCCTTGGTTCTCTTTTGTAAAGAAGGTCTTGGATTTGCCATGATAGAAGAATTCGATCTGTTTATTGAGGGCAAGGTAAGTTTCGAATCCTTCAAGATCCCAACGGATTTTCTTTGTGTCTGGGTCTCTGGGTTTCTTCTTCCCTTCAGGGTCAAAATACAGCATGGTCTGCCGTGTCCGCCCTTCTTTCTCCGGGGTCACGTTGGGCATCCTGGCAATCTGGGATTTGACCGCCATTCTGGGGTCTGCCCCGTGTAGGCAGGCGAGCTTGAAAAACTCTTTTGTAACCCGGCGTTCGGAGTTGCGGAGGTCGAACCAAAAATGCAAGGACTTGCCCCCGGTGTCGATTGCCATGTGAAGAGGGGCGAACTTCGCCATTTGGAGGGCGAATCCGGTGAACCGCTCCACTTTCCCTTGGTCGTCATCGTCCATCTCCAACACCATCCACTCACGTTTTTTGACGTTGGCATTACAACGGGTCGCAACCCGTCCTTCTTTGTCCAACGGGTTGACTACCCCTTCGACTTTTTTGAAGTGAGAAGGGTTCAAAAATTTCCAGTCGTTGGCTTTGGTGTTTGAGTTGATGAATAGCTCCTCTAACTCTTTGGCCCGTGCAAGAGTCCCCGCTTCAAAGGCGGAGAATTGAAGGTTAATGATGTGGTCAGGCTCGAACAAAGTCTTGATGATATCGACGGGGCGAACCTTCTTGGGTTCAGGATGTGGTGAATGCTCCAAAAGTTCCTCTTTTTGGGTCCGCCGGAACTTCATCAGTGCCTCTTCTTCGATTGAAGGAGTACCCAAATCCTTTTCGTTGATGATCTTTTCTAGTTGACCTTCACAATCCCAGACACGCTGAACCGCCCGCCTGGGTGCGGTCCGGTAGTCGATCCGCTCCGGATCGTACTGGGTTTGGAGGTGATCGAATGTATCCTCAAAAGGGACCCCCATTTTGTAACAAATGGAAGCAACTTTGAGGAGGCTGGCATTGTGGCCTTTTCCGGGTTCCTCCAATTCAAGGACTGTGTAGGCTTGCTCCGGGGGGAGCCGTTTGGCGGACTCTCTGAGGCCTTCCGGCAAGAACCGCAATGGGTCCGCTGCCGTTGAAGGTTTTGAGAAGTCGTCAAAGTCAATTTCTTCGCAATCCATCACTTCTGACCCAAGATTTCAAGGTAGGTGATGGCGGCATAGCAATTTGCCTGGATGCCGCTTTTGTCATTTTTTAGCCATAGTCCATGAAGGCGTAAGACCTTAAAAAGCTGTTCTTTTGTCATTTTCTTGGTTGTTTTCTTGGTTGGTTTGGGTTGGTTTTCGAAGGGTAAGATGACCATAAAATTTTGAATGGTCAAGGCAAAATCTTCTTTTTTCGTAGGGGGAGTGACCGGGGGAGTAAATTCCTCACTCCCCTTGCCGAAAAATAAAATCGTTAAAAATAAGGATTTTTTGGGGGAGTGATTTTTTTACTCCCCTGTTGTCCCCCCTGTCGTAGAAAGGGGTAATTTACACTTTTCTTACTCCCCAAGTCTCCCCTAGTACTCTTTATCCTTTTCTATGACAGGGATCAGGGCATATGAAAATTGCATACAGGGGAGTAATTTTGATTTTCAGATTGCCTAACGCGCGACCGGAATCCGCTTGTTTTGGGCTTTTTTGGGGTGTTTTTACGTGTTTTATGGGGCAGATTCATGTTTTTTCGTATAGAGAAGGGGGACCACTCCCCTTGCTCCCCTAAATGCTAATTTTTAGTTAAACTAAGAAAGAAAAAAGAAACGAGAGGACAGAAAGATTTGGAACTCTTGGACTTTTTTGGTGAAACTTGGAAGTGTGAATGCGGAAAAATTTGACACTCTTAGGCTTTTCTGGGAACTTCTTTGGATGACTAATTCCGACTTTGAACTTTTGGAAGCCCAAATGGTTCCGATCCGCCTAAAAATGGAGAAACAACGGGTTCTGACGAAGAGGGAACACCAAATTGCCAGGCAATATAATGCCGCTCTTGACAAGATGGCGGATGGAGGCGGGGATCGTGCTGATAATGAGCTTGATGTGAACTTTGGGGTTGCCCCCCAAGTTGTTCCTCCGGGCGACTTCTCAGAGGGAATTCAGGGTGTGCATGACGAACTTGGTTTTGTGGAACCTCCTCACACCTTGACCCAAGCTGAGAGGAAATTCATCTTGGCATACTCCCAAGCAATCCCAACACGGGAGGCGTTTGAAGGGGCATTCAAAACAAAGAAGAAGGTTTCAAATGACAAGATGTGGGCTTGTATTCGTGGGATATTTGAAAAAGAGGAAGCTCGGACCTATTTGGAAGAACTCAACGCCCGTGTTGAAAGTGTCGCCATCGCATCAAAGGCGAAAGTCGAGATGTTCCTGACTGCCGCAATGGAGGCAACTTTGCAGACGGTTGGGACAGATTCCCCTTTATGCCGCAAGGCGGTCGTCACACGCTCCTATAATAAAGACGGCGACATGATCGGGCAAAGACTAGAACGGCAACTTGTGGACCCGCTGAAGGCGATTGAAATTCTCAGTCGTATGCGGGGTTATGACCAACCCCAGAAAGTCCAAGTGGAACACCGTGGCGGTGTTATGGTGGTCCCGATGACGGCGAACGATGAAGAGTGGTTGGCCATTGCCGAAAAACAGCAACAGAAACTCATTGAGGAAACAATTGATGTCTGATCAGAAGATGGGAAGCCGTATTGGATTGAGGAGACAGAATTTGAAGTGAGCCCCGGACTGACACGCATAGTGAAGAGTGACAAAAGAGCGATGAACGGAGTTGTACCCAGTGACTTGTTCACTTTTCTTTCGTTTTCCATAAATTTATGGAAATAGGACTTGACGGAATCCATCAGATTATAGATAGTAAGGGCATGATCAAGACATTCCCAACCAAAGAAGAGGCAATCGAATACGCGAAGAATTACAGCTCAGTCCAGTACGAGATGGGGAACCTAATACCATTCAAGTGCTTTGGGAGTGTGGCTAAATACTACGGAGTCAAAGAGGGCTATGCGGTCGAAACTGAAAACTAAGGAAGAAATTGATCGAACCGCTCAGAACATAAAAGGTGGCTGGAAAAAACGGGTGAACTTCAGAAAGCGAGAATATGCAAAAGCGAGAGAATTGATCGAATGCTCAATATGTAGCATAAGGGAAGAAATCAGAAAAATGAGATCGCGGCCCGAATGTTCAAAACGCGTCCATTATGCCAGAATCACAAGACTAGAAGTCCTAAAAAGAAACTATGAGTAACCAAGCAAACGAACTACGGCAATACGCCAATGAGATAACCCACCAGCTACACCAACTTGGTGAGCGGTCGCAGCTTGAAATCGTTGTGAGGTGATCAATCGAGGAAATAGACAAGAAGGCTGAACGAACGAAGAAAGCCGGGCTTTGATATGGATGAAGGATTTTGCGTCAACTACTTAACCCCATTTTCGTGGGAGAATGCCATGCGTGAGGTTAAACGGCTTCGCTCGTGTGGCATAAAGGCAATGATAAAACGCAAATGGTATGGCTGGATAGTCGCGACCTGAATATGCCACGTAAGCTATCCAGAGAATGGCTGCTCGCACGCTTGCGGCTTTTGAACGCGTCCGAACTCGAAAAGGATGCAGAACTATCTAAGGGCCGACTTGCCGACGTGAGACGTGGGAAAGCCAAACTACGAGAAGACGAGATAGAACGCATCCGAAAGGTGTTAACTTCTTTGAACACAACTATTTTGAATACAAACCAAACCTTGAAAACCTACGCCCCCAAAACAACCTCTTTGGTCCTTGCAAGACCGATGATGAGAGACAAATTCTTCAAAAAACATTTTGGGGTAAAGAAACCGCAAGGCGTTGCCCCCGGTTACGAAGTGATCAAAGACGGGGAACCAACTTGGATCAACAAAATGGATTTCGAAGCAGAATATTTTGAATACAAACCTTGAAAACTAATGCCATCAATCAACAAAAACGACCGTGCTGCCGACCGTGCCACACATGGCGGGAAAGGCGACCAACACCGACAAACGCCCGGATTTCTGGACAAATACCGCAAGAGTCCGATCTGGGATAAAATAGGAACCAAACATAACAAGAAGTCCCCCCCCAACAAGAATTTGACTTCCATTTCGACAAACCATGAAAACTGAGGAGAAAACAAAATTGAAAACCGTTGGTTGGGAGGAGATCCGGCCCGGCAATGTATTTTATTGGCAGGGACGACGTTGGCGGAAGATCAATCTGAATGAAGGTCAAGATCTGATCACCGGGGCGAGAAGTCACCCATTACTCAATGCCAAATTCAAAATCCGGGTTCCTGTTGGTTTGTGACATGTCACATTCAACACCCCGGACTTGGCCCATATAGACACCTGTTTTGATTGCCAAAATTCCTAGTCGTCAAAAATTCAAGGTCCAAGCAAAAGAGGTCTGGAAACCTCTTCCGGGATCTCAGTCATTGGCAATCGCCTGTCCTTTTGACCGGATTTTATACCACGGGACACGGGGACCGGGAAAAACGGAGGGACAGTTGGGAAAATTTGCCGCCTATGTGGACAAAGGTTATGGGAAGTTTTGGCGGGGTGTCATCTTTGGCCGGACGTACAAAAATCTTGATGACATCATTTCGAAGTCACAAAGATTCTTCCCAAAGGTTTTTGAAGGGGCGGAATGGAAGTCATCCAAAGATCAATACAAATGGGTTTTTCCTGGTGGAGAGGAACTTTTATTCCGGCATATCAAACGGGCATCCGACTATGAAGCGTACCATGGACAC